GCCCTGTCTGGCATAGTGCTCGCATAGTGGGCAGTGGTTGTATTTCTTCCAGAAGTCGTCTATAGTCATTCGTCTTTCTCCAATTCCGCCAGGAACGCAAGGTTGCACTCGAGGTGCTTCCGGTGCTGTATCCCGCTCTCCTCATCCACACCCTTCGGGTCATCGATGTACTTCAGGAAGTGTCGGAACGCTGCTTCCCGGTATCTGTCGGCCGTCACCTTTTTCCAGTTGTCCGGGCCGCCGTCCGGGTACTTGCGGTTCCCATACTCCCTCACCTCGGCGATGTCGAACATTATCTTCATCGGCACCAGTGTCAACCTCGGCTTCCCAGCGTCCTGCTTGGCGGCCTGGTCGGCCTGCTCCATCCTGGCATCCAGTTCATCCCGGGTCGGCTTGGTCGGTGCCGGTTCAATCGGCTTCACCTTTGCCGCAACCTTACCGGATGCGAAATATCTCCCGTCCACGTCCTCGCCGTGGTCTTTCAGCCACTGCGCCATCTCTTTCGGTTTCACGAGGTTCCGCTCGGCGAGGATCTTCACCTGGTGGAACTTGTCTTTGGCGGTGTGGTAGTCAACGAGTATCTCATTCTCGCCCATTATCATGCTATGCTGTTCCCCCATTTCTCTAAAAGCATTGCCCACGTCTTCCGGTCGATCGGCACATCGGCGAACTCCTCGCCCTCTGTCCCGCAGATGATGACATCGCCGACGATAACATCCTTACACATCATGCCCATCACGAAATTCTTCTCAAGGCCTCGGAGCTTGCCCTCCTCGTTACATATCATCATCAGTCCGTCCGGCGTGATCGGCACGACCTCGATATGGCCCCCGACCGTTCTCTGCAGGTTCTCCAAGGTGTCGCTGATATACGACACGTGCCCGATGGGTTCATCCGGGCGTTTGATTATTGCTTTGATTTTGTTCATCGATTCCCCTCTCAATCTCATCCGCCTCTCCTGCTGCCTTGCAGGCCGCAATGACCAACGTCACCAGGGCGGTTATCAATACGCCAATTACATATGCCATACAAATTCAATCCCCGTTTTCTCGCATAGCTCCCGGCAGAGGCTCTCAAGCGGCCGGTCGTTTAGCTGGGTCAGCCGTGCCTTGAAGGCGTTCATGATTTTCTCCACCCTTGTCGGCATGTATCCGTACACGTCCGTGATGGCAAGGGCCAGGCAGACCATCCACAGCTCGATGAGCTTGTCATCTATCCGGTTCTGCCTTTCGATCAGCCGCTCCTCGGCCCGCTTGTCTGCCTCAAGCCGCTTGGCTATGGCTCTCCTCTGTTGCCGGTTCATTTCTTTACCCAGTCGAGCCAAAGTGTCAGGGCCGCAACCCAGACGACGATAGCAACAAAAAACTTAACTTCCTCCATGTCTTTTCTCCTTCTTGCGGTTCAGGTACATCACATGCCGCTCTGGTGACCAATCATGTTGTCCGTATGATGTCGGCACGGCGTGACCATTGAGTGCATACAGCAGGCCGAACCTGTCCCAGTGTTCGATATAACCGCCGTGGTCAAATTTGAACTCGTACAGCGTCCGGTGATAATCAATCACTCGAATGAACCGGGCCGACCTTATGTAAACGTTGCCGGTCGCCATGCCGAGCGCTATGTCCCGGAAGCCGGTGAAGTACACCTTCTCGCCGGGCGTAAGGTTTTCAGGTAGTATCATGTCGCCTTGCCTCCTGTTCTATGTAGTTCGTGGCCGCCAGGATAAACTGCCGGATGAGGGCGTGCCCGCCGTACTTCTTATCAATCTCACCGCTCTCCCTGATCAGCGCCGTCCAATAATCGTCATTGTCGGCATCGGCTCCCGGGAGGTATTTTTTGATGAGCTGCCAGACATCGTTGATGCCGTGGTTGATGGTTTTCAGCTCCTCCATGCTCACCACGTCAGAACGGGACTTCGCTGTAGTCGTCTGCATCCGCAAATCCTCCCTTATCCGTCTCCCATCCATAGGCCCAGTCGAATATGCCCTTATGTTCTGACAGGCGTTTTGATGACTCCTCATACCACAGCGGGATGCCGTCCATAGATATGCGCCCGGTGTTTCTGTTCTTAAGTACCCGGAGCACCCGGTCACAGTCCGTCTCACTGTTTGACGGTGTGGTAAAGTGCAGAACCACGTGAGCCAAGTTGGTGATGTTTGCCGACCCGGCGACGTCATCATTGTCCACTTGAGCGCCGACCATCGTCCTCTTGCGAGGATGGGCGACCAGGAGGATGAGGACGTTGTAGTTCTGGGCCAGGCCGACCAGGGACTTGATAAAGTTTGCCTGCTGTCTGTAGATGTCCGACTGCAGGTCATCCGTCATCGCCGTCATCAGGTTGTCAATGATCAAGAACCGGCACTGATATTGAAGGATGGCGCATTTGAGCGTCTCGATTAGCGCCTCATCGTTGTCCACGTTGCCGAATATCTTGTTGTTGTACAGAAAAGCCGTCCCGCGATACCAATCGCCAATCTTCTCCCGCACCTGGTCGGGCACATAATAATAATCAAATCCTAAATTCGACCGGCCCTCCTCGATGTTGCGCTTGCCTGCTATCTGCCGATCAAACCAGTCCCTGAACTGGGCATCCTTCAGCTCGCCCGAATAGAAGAAGGTTTTGTATCCGGCATTAATGGCGCTGATCCCGATCTGCGACGCGAGCGTTGACTTGCCTTTGCCGCGCTCGCCGGTCAGTACAACCAGGTTGCCCATGAACAGGCCGCCGGTCAGCTTATCCAGGGCGTAGATACCGCTCGAGAAGTGCTCGCTGTCCATCAGGTTCTCACGCCGTACATCCGCAAGCTCTTCGATGCGTGGGTTCTCGATGATGACCGCGCCGTCCACCGCCTGCCTGACCGCCATCTCGCCGTACTTCATAAGCAGCTCGTTGGCGTCCTTGCATCCACGGTAGTCATCCGGGTGGACGTGCTTGACGATGCCTTGAAAGCGCTCCGCCATTTCGTTGAGGAGTGTTATCTTGCCGTCCTCATGGTCGCCGAAAACAACCAACGTGTCATACTTTGCCAAGAAGTCCCAGCAATACGGCATCCAGGTAAACCCTTTAGCGCCGAGCGGCACCGACACCGCATTGCCGACACCGGCCTGGACGCATGAAAGACTGTCTATCTGTCCCTCCGTCATCACCAGCGTTTTGTTCTCCGGGTCGCAGTGGTTCATGCCGAACAGGATCGGCTTGCAGTTTGCAAAGCACCATTCTTTATTTTGCCCCGGTTTCGGGTCGATGTTGCGATACTTGATGAACTGCATCTCGCCCGCCTCATCGAAGAACGGGAACACAAGCACGCCCTGGTTCTCCGAGTGGGTCGTGATGTTGTACTTCTCCGTCACCGCCCTGCTGATCCCGCGCCCCTCAAGATACCTGACCGCCGGATCGGTACTGACCGGCACCGGATACTTTCTTAGGCTCCGGTATTCTTTGCGAGCGTTGTAATACTCATCTACATCCCGACCGAGCGAGAACCCGAAATCTTTGGCGAGCATCAGCATCCCGCCCTTGGCTCCGCACCCAGCCCGCTTACAGTTGAAGGCACCCGTCTCCAAGTTGATTGCAAAGGTGTTTTTGTCTTTGCCTCCGCCTTTGCAGTACGGACACCATTTGGTCACCAGTTCGCGCCCGTTGTCCTTATACACACCCAGACGTTGCTCAGACGCGAACCGCCTTGCGTCCTCCGGGTTGAACTTGTAAATTGCCATCAAATACCCCCTTACTTGGTATGAAATAGGCTCTTTCTTTAATCTTTCTTTAGAATATTTCTTTCTTTCTTTGGTATGTGTTAAAATCAACACATGTTGGTGTGTTAAAATCAACACATGTACATGTGTTAAAATTGACACATGGGGGTGTGTTAAAATCAACACATGGGGGGATGTGTTAAAATCAACACATGTTTGCCGACCTGTCCCACTGCTCCGGGAGGTTGATGCTTATGTCGGCTATCTGTCCCCGGCCCGGTCGGTCGACCTCGATGATCCCCATCTTCTCCAAATCGTTCACGGCCCTCGTCACATTTCTCCTGTCCCTGCCTATCTCGGCGGCCATCTTCTTGATTGATATTCTGTCCCTCACTTTGTGCCATCCGTAGGTCATCCGCATCAGATAAAGCAGGACACGCATATGGATCGGCGAGAGGCGGTTGTCCGTCTGGTACAGGGCCTCGAGCGTCTCATTCGGTACGCTTGTATATGAACCATTAGCCGAACTCACCTCTCTGCAACCTCTCTTTCATATCTCGATACAAAATCTCCTTGATGAGCCGTCCTGACGTTCCTGACCGGCAGAATACCGGCGTCATGTTGTACCGGATCGACCAGGCCGTCAGTGATGCGAGCATGGCGTTCGGGTTGAACCGCGACCTGTACCGGTGATTGATGACGGCTTCATATGATCCGTTTTCGATCAGCAGAAAAACCTTGGCACCGGCATCCGCCGCCCGCTCGAACTCCCGCCTGAACCGGTCACGGCCTTGCGTGAAGCAGGACGCCAACTCATCCAGCGACATCTTGCGCTCAATCACACATCCTGGTTTTACGGCTTTGGTCACATCGTAGACCGGCCCACCCGGCAGCTCTATCTGACCGCAGTAGTCGCCGTATTTGAGCGTCACTCGTTCATACGGCACGCCAAAGGCCGCATACCTCTCAGCGGCCCTCGGCGTGTTCTGCTCCCGACTGTCGATCAGGATCGTGAACGTGGACAGCACATCATTGACCTCAAAGGCATCCATCAGAACGGGATCGCTTCTTTGACCGGGTCGAAGCCACCTGAGTCTTTGACGGCTGATGTGTCGATCAGCTTGTCCTTCGGGAGCTTGCCGTATTTACCATCACGAACATCGTCCGCCGTGCGCGTCCATTTCATCTGCGTGTGGTCGTAGACCGTGCCGTCATCGCCCTGGGACTGCCGGATATGAAACAGGCCGCCGATGAGCTTACCCCGGAGCGTGGAGACATCACCGCTGAAAACGAAGCCGCCGTTGCTGTCTTCGAGGTCGGCGAAGAATGTGTTCCAGTTGTTCCAGACATAGACCTCGCTTCGGTCACTGGGCACGTTCAGGTTGAAAACGCCATCCATGGGCCACTTCTTGTCTTCGTTCGGATTGTTGTCGAACATCTTCTGATAAAAGTCTTTGTATTCACCCTCAGCAATGTCGAACGCGATGCGGACAACTCCGTCACCAGAGGGCCAGGTTTCTTCTTTGGCGTTCATGATTTTGATGACATAGGCCCCTTTCGGGAGCTGCTGAAAAGGTTTGGTGCGTTTGGTTTTGTCATAGGTTGGTAATGCCATTTACTTTGCCTCCTTAATAAAATCAATAAAATTCAATGCGATTTCGTGAAGTGTGCGGCCTTTTCTTTCGATATACCACTTGCCATTCCAATAGATATTGCGAACAACAGCGTCTTTTGCCATTACGGTTTCCGGATATGGCGTATTGTGTATAGCCACAAATACAGCACATTTTACGCCACCGGCCTGCACTGCATCCGCAAGCCTTGCAAGTGCGCTAGATTGCCCAAGCGGTACACCTCCAGAATGTTTTAACTCAAAGAAGATAAAGCAATTCTCGTTATCAAGCTGTACAAGCCCGTCAATATCCGTTGGCGTAACATTGCTGATGCCGTTTCTTCCCTTGAATTTAAGCCCCTCGAAAGAGACGAGTTGTTTTGCGAACTCTGTCTGAAACTTTCCACGGCTGTTGCCTTCGTAGCTGTTCATAATTTCGCCCCCCATCCGTATTTACCGAATACCTTCAGGAATTTTGCGGCATTATCGCCGCAATAGATAAACGCTTGCCCCTGAAGCGGCACGCCTTTTTCGCCATCAAACTTGCGAAACTTTATTCGCCCGGTTGTAAACACTATGGCGCTCGCCCTGGAGACAAACGTCTTAAACCATTCCGTGTCCGTTGCGTTGTTTACAAGAATAATTGCCTGATCGAATAAACTGTCTGCGAATTTGTTTGCGAATAGTTTGACGAGCCCTGCTGAATACGGTGGGTTCATCCAGATGTTTCCAAACCATTCTTGTTCAAGCCCGTTTGTTTGCTCTGTAAAGTAGCGCAAAGCCTTTACGGTTTTGTTTGCATAATCATTAGACGCCGGGTCGAGGTCGATACTCCCCATGACGGTTCTGGCGGCTTCAATGTATTCAGGTGGTGTATACCATTCATTGTCGCCGGAGTTGTTCGTGACGTGCGGCTTCTTTGTTGCCGATGGCTCCCCGATTGTGGTACAGTAATCATCCGTTTCCCTGTCATAGATGGAGTATGTGCCGTCTTCGTTTTTCTCTGCATATTGCAATTCTGTTTGGTTTATGTCGGCGACTATTTCCTCTATGCCATATTCCCTTTGTGAGTTTTTTATTGACCGGATTGCCTGTAGTGCACCAGAAGTACTCGGCGTCCCGTTTTGCTCGATAATGCGCCTGATGTATTCCTCAACAATTTCTGGCTCAGATGCCATTCGTTCATTCTCAGACGCACGTTGTTGAGGGATTCCTAATTCTTTCAGCTTTTCGGTTCTCGTCTTAACTTCTACCGATGGTTGGTGGAAGTCTGTTCTAGCACCCTGGCTTCCTTTAATCTCTGCCGTTCTGCGTCCCAGTTCCATCTGCCATCGAAGCTTCAAAGCCGAATACTTTCGTATCTGGTCATTGACCTCATTAATGATTTTCTGGTCTGCCGTTGCCTTTTTAACCGCTGCAAGCATCCCAATATAGCCACCGATTTTATCAACGCCAATTTTAATCTCAGTTGTTGGCATAGCCGGGAGCTGCGACAGCTCCGGCGTAATAAGTTCATTCAATTAGTATTCCTCCAACGCCTTAATCACAATCATCACATCATTCGGGCACTCATCCACATCGAACGCCCCCAGCGGCACCTTACACGTTGACCCGTCAGCGCTCAGGATGAACTTATATTCGCCATCCTGCCGCACCGACCAGATCACCGTCGTCATCTTCGACTCAAGTACCAGCTTCTCAAGCTTTCGCCCGTTGGTCTTGATGCGTGTCCTCACGATCCCGTTCTCATCACTGATGGTTTCGGAGTGGCAGAGGATGATCACCGTCAAATCGGCCCGCATCTCGAGGCACTGATTTATGATTGACCATCCGTTCTGCGCCAAATCAGACCAGGCTGACCGCTTGTCGCCGGATTGCATCGCCAAAATCCGCATCTCCTCCGCTACCATTAACCCGTTGAGGGTATCAATGACGACATACTTGATGTGTTTGAACTGGTCTTCTTTATTGACCCGCTCGAGAATGGATGAGGCAGTGGCAAAGATGTCACTCGATAGATAATTCTTGTGGTCGATGTTGTACTGCTGTTTCCATCCCTTCCAGTTCAGACCCTTCTTGTCACAATCCAGATAAAACGTCTGCTCGGGCGGCAGGTTTCTCATGGCGGTTGTCTTGCCTGACCCGCTCTCGCCCATGACGCCGATAACTTTAGCCATCACCATCCCCCTCTCTGCTTATCCACAAAGTCATCCACATTGACTTTGATGTTCTCGAGGTACGTGTCCTTGCACTCCTCGCAGTAAAGACCGTCCAGGGGCCATGCGTATTCATCCTGGATCGGCTCGCCGCAGGATGCGCATATCGGCCTGGATGCAAGCCACTCGGCCTGCTCACGGTCGTAATCTTTGAAAAAATCGTAGTTGTCTTTTAGCACCTCTTGTCCTTTCCCTTACCATCTGTTAATATACAGATAGTGAGATTCCCCAAAATCTCCGCCCTGGGCGCTTCCCTTACTCGCTCAGGGCTTTTCTTCTATACTGTAAACAGTTCCCTCGTTCTCCGAGTCGTCCAGCGATGCGACGAACCCCGTCTGAAGCCAGTCAAGCGCCTCGCGTGCGCTCTCGAAGCAGTGCGTCACCTTCTCTTTCCCCTTACTGACGGTGACAAGATAATATTTCACAGTTCCACCTCCTCAACATATCCGGGCCATCCCTTCACCGGTCTGCCGATCCTGAAGTCCACCGGCTTGCTGTGGTGTCTCTCCCATGCCTGAATGGCCTTGTACCGCTTCACGGCATCCGTCACCCTAACGAACGCCCCGACCCCGATCACAAACAGGCAGGCCCCGGCGAACATCCCGCCGATGACGTCATTGCAGATGATCCCGGAAAACAGGC